GTCTACCAACAGTAATACCATCAAACGAACCTTCGGTTTCTTTAACCATGTTCTTACCAGCTGATTCTACTAAACTTCTGATTGATTCATATACTTTAGATAAACCTTCTTTTCTATAGATTGATTCACCAAATTTTTTGTATGATTTAACCGCTTCTAAGAAAGCTGATTTTTGTTCGTTATTCATTTGTTTAGATTCTTCATCTCTATCCATATCATTTTCTTTAACGAATGGAGTGTGAAATGGGTTTGAATAAACTTTACCCTTTTCAAATGATTCTTTTAGTAAATCTTTTAATTTCATTGTATGTCCCTTTGATTCTTTTATTTTTCTTTTAGATGATTCGTTTGCAGGTTTAGTCCAGTTTCCTTCGCTATCACTTTCCCATCCCTGACTCACCATTTCATCATTATAAGCTTTTTGCATATCACCATAACTAAGTGCTTTGAAAGCTTTTGGACCTAATTTTCGTTCTACTGCAGTTTTGATATAATAACTATCATTTTTATCTAAAGGTACTCGTTTTGGTTCACTTTTAGGTTCATCCTTTTTAGGTTCTTCCTTTGGAGTACCATTGGCTTGTCTAATCATATCTTTTAAATCATCTGATATCTTATCCAATTCGGATTGTGTTCTCCAATCCAACCCATCTTCTTGTGCTTCTTCTGCATCTTCGTAACCAGCATCTTTAGCTTCATCGGCCATATTAATCAACTGGTCGAAATCCAGTCTGGCATCTTCAATTTTTTCATAATCTTCATCAGGTATTTTACCTTTAAGTTTTTCAACATCACTTTCAATATCACTAGCATAATACAATTTGTCAAAATCTTTGGATAATTCAATTTTAGGTCCATCCTTTTTAGGTTCACTTTTAGGTTCTTCTTTTGAAGGATTTCTATTTGGTTCATCTTTTGCATCTGATTTAGCTTTTGCTACATCACCTTTAGATGGTGGTTCATGTTTTGCAGGATTTGCGTTTTTTACTTGATAAGTGTTACCAGTTTTTTTATTTTTAACATAAACATCTTCGTTTAATAGGTCTGTTAATTTCATAGTTCCCTCTATTTTTATCTCCATCATCTTCTTAGCCTCAGCTTCGATTTGTTTCTTAATCTTAGATGGAACTTTTTTATCGTAATATTTTACTTTACCTTTTGAATCAATGTGAGCTACATTTTTGTAATCACCTTTTTCTTCTTCAGCTTTATTGTAAACAGTTAATCCGTTTCCTTTACGAGCCATTCCTATATCGTACTTAGCTTCGTTTACTACTGATTCTCTCAACTTTACTTGACCTTTAAAGTCTGGATGTTTCAACAATTTTTTAGCAAATTCTTTCGCTTGTTTTTCTGTAGTTTTTAACTTATCACCCTTACCTCTAAATTTTCTATCTCTACCACCCAAATCATAAGTAAAAGTTGATTTACCGTTATTAATAGTTAACATCCAACCAGTCTTACCTTTAAATAATTCAGCTTCTCCTTTTTTTACTTCGTTAACTACTGATTCATATAATCCTTTTAGTTCACTTGCTCTAACATCTGCCATATACCATTTCTTATCTCTCATATCGTATAAGTAAACATATTCAGCACCACCTCTACTATCAGAAGTTTTTAAATATTTTTTAATATCTGTTACATCACCTTTAGTTGGTTTAGATTGACTTTTGTAGTATTCAATATCTTTATCATCAAAGATTCCTCTTGCACCACCCATTTTGATTAGTTTAAGAACATCTTTTTCATTTTTCATATGTTTCTTAATACCTGGTTTCATATTTGATGGATACCCATCGTAGTGAACATATGTTGATAATATCTTTCCACTCTTATCTATTAATCCCACCTGAGAACGAGTACCTTCATCTAATCTTAATGTAGATTCGTTAAGTGAGTTTTTTATATCTGTTAATTTCATTTATTTCTCCTAAATAGCACAAACACCATCAATTTCACAGATGATATCTCTAACTAAAGTATTAATTTTCTTATATGATGGAGTTTTACTCTTTCCAACTACTGATTCGTTTACAGGTCTCATAAATGCACCATGTGTTGATGGGTTTGAAACAAAATCCCAACAAATTAAATCAAAATCATCTTCTACAGTAACAGATTTACCATTACTAGCTTCTTTTACAGAACCCATACCTCTTGAAGAGATACCAACAGTACAACCTGCCTCTAAAAGTTCTTTAAGGATGTTCCCTGCTGGAGTTTTAAGTACTTCTACCTTACCCATTACATCATCACCCTTCCAATATACTTCTCTGATGATATGTGAAGTGTTTTTTAGTTCAACTACAGAAGATTCAGGATGGTCTAACTCACCAAATGCTCTACTTTCTTTAATTTCCCTACCTTTGTACTTTTCCACTTCTCTTTCTAAGATTGAACGTGGATAAACTCTACCATTTTGGTTTTCAGCTTCAGCACGTTGTAGGACACCATTAACAATCAACCTACCATTGTTATCTTCCAATGATTCGTTGATTTGCCTCTTAGTCATAGTAAAAGGAATTGTATCTATAAGTAATCTGCCCATTATGCTCCCCAAACTTTACGTTTTTTATATAAATCAAACATGATTTGTGCTACTTCATATCTTATAAGTAGACGAATATTTTCCAAATCCTTATTTGTAAGTTCTTCTTTTAATATTTTCTTTTTAGAAATCATGCAGATAGTTCTTTTAAGTTTCTTGCAACTTTTAACATACGTTCTGATATTTTTCCAAATCTCTTTTGAGTAGATTTCCAATATTGTCCATTATGAACACCAGCTTCAGTCTTTAGTTTAGCGTTTTGATTAACAATTCTTTCTAATTTAAACATCATACTATTAATTTCTTTAATAGAGTGATTAATTTTTTGATGTTGTTTTAGATTTTCATCTTTTTTAAACTCCTTATAAGAGATTTCGTTAATTTTCTTTTCTAATTTATTTTCTAAAGATTCTAATTTCTTTGTGTTCATTTTATTCTCCTTTGATTTCTTATATCCCAACACCTCAATGTGGTCATCATCCAAATCATCCTCATCTTTACTCTTTGAGAAAGCATGTGGAGTTTTAATAGGCCCTTCACCACCATCTAAATTACCAGTTACATTGGCTTCTTCGATTTCTTCAAATTTATCTTCAATTTCTTTAATTAAACTTTTCATTTGAATACCCTTTTTAACTCGTTATAAAGTTCTGTATATCTTAGGAGCGATAAAATCTGAGATTCCGTAATTACTTTAGATGTCTTTACCTTATCAATTAACTTAACTACTTCGTTTACCTTTATCTTAGTTACTTTGTCTGTAACTTCAACTAATTTAATATTTTTTGTTAAAGAATTACACTCTCTTACAACAAATTTCTTTAATTTTTGAGAGTTATCAACTGAGTTTATGTATTCTCTAAGAATATCTTGTTGTTTATCAGTTAATGTAGTATATTTGTTGTTGAAATTTTCAACTAACATCTTCCAAGCAAGTAATCTTACTTCTTTTGGTTGTTTTGAATATGATTCGTTAATCGTAGATACAACTTTATCTTTATTTTGTGATTTACCTGTCAATGATTCTAATAATGTTGATTTACACTCTATGTATTCTTTAGGGTTATCTGATGTAGTGTTTTCAAATAACTTATATATAGAAGCGTTTTCTTTATAGTTAGATACTCTATACTTAAAAAAATCTTCAATTATAAAATTCTTTTTAATAGATTTAATTAAATTATATTTCTGTCTATTTAAAGAGGATTCGTTTAATTTAATTCTTTCTTTTAATATAATATTAACAAATTCAGATGCTTTGTAATCTGAATCAAATGATTCTTCTATAAACAATTTATACAACCTAAGTTCTTTTGATAACTCAGTAGTTTTACTAAAATGTTCTTTTATAATTTTAGTAGCATACGAATCCTTATTATTTAACGTATCGGTTGCTATTTGCCTAACTAATAGTTCAAATAATATTCCTGTATTTTTGTATTTACTGTGTTTTAGTCTTTTCATTATTTACCTCTAATTTTGGTAGAGTAACCTATATATTTGTTAATAAATATCTTAATTATTAGAATTCAGTATATTTTTCTCATCTAATAGTGAAGAAGTTTCTTCTAACGTATTCTCTTTTAGTGATTCTAATATAATTTTCTTACTTTTAAGTTTAGGTTTCATACCCTTTACCAGTGCTTCTAGATTCTCTTTATTAATAACAGAGCCCGCTTTATAAGATTCTGATTTTACCTTAATTGATTTGTTTCCCAATGGGTCTCTACCGAATGGATTTTCATCCGTACCATAGTTACCACCTTCTTTAGGTCTACCAGCTCCTTCGAACCCACCTTCAGGTGCACCACCCTCTGCAGTTGGGAATCCAGCGTTGTTATCACTATCATCACCACCTTCTTGTTGTGTTAATGCAGCTAAATCATGTGGAGTACCAAATGATTCACCAGATACGATTGGGTCGTTACCCTCAGTATCAAGTTGGTTATGTCTGAATCCTAATCTTATATCATCCAAAACTTTAAATTGTTCCTGTTTCCATTCTTCATCACTCATATTGAATATATTTTTATACATCCATTCTTGTGAAATCATTTTTAAATCTTTCATATCAGAAACTAAAGATACTTTTTCAGACCAAAGGTTTGCTTTCTCTTGTTCGTATATAATAGATGGAGTAGTAAGTTCTAATTCAAAATCTACTAAATCTTCATCCGTATATCCTTGTGAATATAAATGTACAATTGCAATCTTAGTTAATTCTGATAATACAATCTTTTGAATTCTTTCTACGGAACGAGCAAATCTAATATCTTCTTGTGCTAAAGTTGCTTTACCCTCAACACCTTCTTCATATCCAATAAATGCTTTTGGAACTTTAAGTGCCGCTAACATTCTATTTTTTAAATACTCAATATCATCAATACCACCAAATTCCATTCCACTTAGAGAATCAATTTCAGTACCACTCTGTCCACCTCTTACAGGTAGATAGTAATCTTCCATCATATTCTGCATATTGAACTTTAAATTGTACTCTCCTGTTGCCTCATCTACATATGGTACTTTTTTCATTTGGTCAATGATGTTTGCCATATACGAATCAACTTCAGCTGGTGGAATGTTTCCAATATCAATTTTAAAGATTCTCTTTTCGGGTGCTCTCATAATTCTATGAATCATCATCGCATCTTCCATAAGAGTTAATTGTTTCCAAGTTTTTCTAGCTCCTTCTAATAAGGAACGACCATAAGGAAGGAAGTTTGTATCTGTAAGTAATCTAAAGTGAGCCACTTGAAATGAATCTAAAAACTTAGTTTGATTTCTTTGTGAAATGGCGTTTGTGTTTTGTTCTTCTACTTCAAATCTTACCGAATAAGGATTATCTAAATCATACCCTTCTTCTCTTCTAGTTTCGTATGCTGATAATGGTTGTGCATTTACAATACCTAACTCTTCATCAATATCTAAGTAAAGATAGTAATCACCATATTTGTTCATACCCCTTACCCAAGACCAAAGATTGAACTCAATGTTCAATACATCATAGAATAAGTTGTGTAATGTTTTCTTTAATTTTTCATTAGTAGATTTAATACGGATTACATCACCCATATCATTTTTAAGAGTACACTCATCTGAGTATATATCCAATACAGATGAAATAATAGAATCTTTATCCATTGCTTCATAATCCGTATATAATTCTAATTTGTTTGAATGATAATTAAATCTTTCGTTGTATGTTTGCCAGTTCTTTCTTGAGTTTGAACCATGCAATCTACCATACCTATCATAGTATGCTGAACCCCTACGATTACCATCTGATTGTAATCTCGAAGAATCAACTACTTTAAGTTTATCTTTTCCTACTCTCCTAACTACTACCTGAGTTGAGAATAATCTTTTTAGTCTACCAAATAATGATGTATCTGCCATAATTTTTTCTTTATTTACTACTTACAATCTATAAATATACAAAAAATATATTTAATATCCAAGTTTTAGAGTAACCAACTTATATCTTCATCACCTCTACCCGTCTTAACTCTCCAAGCATCTTTAGCTCGTTGTGGAGTTGTTTTGAATACACCTGAATTTTTAGTTGTTAGTTCTAATGCTCTTCTGTTTAAATCCAAACCTTGTTGTCTAAGTTTTAGTGCTGTATCTCTAACCCATAATGATGTTGAAAATGATATTGTTAAATCATCATTATATCCTTGTTGAGCTTCAGCCTTACTACCATTCCATATAAAAGTAAAAAGCTCATCTATCAATCGTTTAGAACGAATAATTGGAACTCTCTCCCTCATATAAGTATCTAATTTAGATATAACCAATGGCCTTGTTCTACTTGTCATTGAAAAACCAGGTACCATTTGTGATTTATCTTTTAAATCATATGCTTTTTGTAGATGAATATCATCATCTATGTATCCAAACTCTTTATATGAATAATATAAGTTAGTATAATTTCTATCTATTGCTTCTTGAATAACTGCCCAACCAATATTAGCGTTTTCAATCACTAATAATGCATCGTTCCATTCGGTTGCAACATTTACTAACATATTACCATAATGTTTAGTTTCAATCTTACCTTTGTATTCTGCAACTTGTTCTACATTCTCTACATCTATAACGTGGAATGCTGAGTAATCTGCTCCATCACCTCTCGCAACATCGGCAACTACTATATAATCTTTTGTATAATTCGGTTGAGACCACAACCAATAGTTTCCATCGAATCCTCGTTTTTCAACAGGTTCTTGAACATGCGTTTCTTCAAACCATTTTAGGAGTTGTCCATCAACTACTGTATAACCAGATGAAATAAAATCACAATCACATTCCTGTGCTGCCATCTTCTCACCTAATAGTTGAGTTTGTTCGGCTCTCCACTTTTCGTTTCTTTCAGGATGTACAGTCCAATGAAGTTTGATTGGATTCCAACCATCTTTTTGTTCACCTTTAATCCAAGTTTTGTGAAAGAAATTCCCTACACCATTTGGAGTTGATAAAACAATTGCCTTTCCACCAGTCGATAGAGTAGATTGAGCAGAT